AACCAACTGAATCTCAACCACAACCAAAGAAAATAGTTGAGAAAAAATCATACACAAATAATTCGGTATTAAATGATGTATTGAATGAAACAGCTGCAAGTGATGAGTGGAAAACATTGGGTGGTGGTGAATTAACAACAGATAGGATGAATGATATTGTGGGTAGAAACTATGGTGATATGATGAGTGGAACACCGCAACAAGTTCCATCAAGTGACCCGATGAGTAAATTCTTAAATAAAGATTATAGTCAGGTATTGGAAAAGTCAATGGAAAAATCTAAAATGAAACACGGAAGATAATTATGGGATTAAAAGCAGATTTACTTGATGCAAAAATTAAAGCAGCTTTCGATGTGGGGTTACCACCTCCAGATGTAAGTGAGGGTTCTTATGCTGAGAGAGAAGCTCATTATAGTGCTCGAGCTATAATTAATACTATTCGTCAAGCTAACTTTACAGTTACACAATTAAAAGCTCCTGTGGTGGTTGAAGAATTACGAACACCCGAACAACCTGTTAACATAGAATTAGCGACTTTACTTGGTGACAAAGCCCCTATGCTAAAAACATTAAAAAAACTTGCTGGTCCATTAGGACTTAGTAAAATTATAGATAAATTAGAAACTCAAATAGAAGTTGCTGTAACACCTTTATTAGAAGGTGGTGCTAAGTTAGCAGGTTTAGATTTAAATAAAAATTCAGGTGGATTACAATCAACTGGTTATGTATTCATAGGTGATGACCCTGATTCTCAAGGTGGTTTTGATGTTGAGGGTGAAGATGGACAAAGAGAATTTACAACAGTTAAATTATTAGATGACGATGCTAGGAAATTATTATAATGGCTATTAAAGATACATCACGAAAACCTTATATAGAAGATAATGATAGTAAGATTAAAATTGGTCTCGACTTACCAATTCGCCGTCATGATAGATTAGATGGTTGGTTTGCAACTACTTCAACAACCATTGAAGCTGTAAAAAACAATATAAGAAATTTATTACAAACCAATGAAGGTGAGAGATTTTTCCAACCAAACTTAGGTTTAAATTTAAGAAGACTTTTATTTGAACATATTACAAGTGAAAATTTGCTTGGCATACAAAATGCTATATTAGACAAAATTGATTTTTGGTTACCATTCGTTGAAGTTGGTGACATACAGGTTTTAAGTAGAGACAATACAACAGACATTGGAGTAAACGAAATAAAAGTAAAAATATTATTTAACATAAAACAAGACCCAAATACTTTAGATTCAATAACTTTAAGTTTTGATACTGGTAACATATCAGAAAGTGAATCTACAATAACAAGTGGTGGTGGATATTAATTGGAGATAAAAAATGCCAACATATGGTAAAGAAAATTTTAAAGAATCAAATGTAAATTATTTAAATAAAGATTTTGCAACTTTAAAAACATCATTGATGAATTATGCAAAATCTTATTTTCCAAATTCATATCGTGATTTTAATGAAACATCACCTGGTATGATGTTGATTGAAATGAATGCGTATGTAGGTGATGTGTTATCATTTTATATAGATAAACAATATCAAGAGATGTTATTACCATTAGCAGAGGAAAGAAGAAACATAATCACAATGGCTAAGATGTTTGGTTATAAAGTAAAACCAATTGTCCCTGCATATGTTGATTTAACCTTTACATCTGAAGTGAATGCTTCAAGTGGTGATGTGTCTAAAGTAGATTATTCAAACGCGGGTGTGTTTGATGCTGGTATTGAAATAGTCTCATCTGCAGATTCTGATACAATTTTTACAACATTAGAACCAATTGATTTTAGAATTACAGGCTCTAATGATACTACTACAATTGGTTCAACTGATGATAGTGGTTTAGCTTCAACTTATACATTATCAAGAACTGTAAGAGCAGTAAGTGCAACAGAAAAAACAATTACATTTCAAATTGGAATACCTGAAAAATTTAAAACACTTACAATACCTGATACAAATGTTATTGACATTATTTCTTGTGTGGATTCAAATAACAACAATTGGTATCAAGTTGATTTTTTAGCACAAGATAAAATTCCAATTCAAACACATTATACTGATGATATAAATAGAGACTCAGCCTATTCAAGTGATACGGGTGGACTTCTATCAACAACAGCAGTCCCTTATTCATTGACATATATTTCAACTACAAAAAGATTTACTCGTGAAACAAATCAAGATAATACAACATCATTAGTTTTTGGTAATGGTGTATTGAGAAGTGGGCAAATAGTTGATGAGGGATTCATTGATTTAGAACAAATAGGAATAATTATACCTGGTCAAAGTAATGATTTAAATGAAGCTATTGACCCATTGTTAGGTGATGAGTATTCAACACTTGGTGAGACACCAAATAATACAACTCTAACAATAACTTATAGAGTGGGTGGTGGTATTAATTCAAATGTTCCGAGTGGTGATTTATCCACTATACCAACTGGTACAACTGCTCAAAGTGGTAATATATCTGCAACCTTGACAAGTGTCACCAATGACTCTCCTGCTCGAGGTGGTAAAGATGAAGAGGATACAGTTGAAATAAAAGAAAGAGCTAAAGCATTTTTCTCAACACAAAACAGATGTGTTACAAAAGAAGACTATGAAGCTAGAGTATTGAATGTTCCAAGTAAGTTTGGAAATATAGCAAAAGCATATGTCGCACGAGGTATTCAAGAAAATATTTTTCAATCAACTCTTGTTTCAGTTCAAGGGCAAATACAAGATTTATATAGCGCATTTCAAGAGTCTGCACAAGAAATAAGAGATGCAGTACCTGATGATAACGATTCTCAAACTGCAGTAAAACTTAATGAATTTATAGATGACTTATCTGCATTAAATGATATTTCATATGCTGGTGAGGAATCTTTAGAAAATATATCAACAATAAATATTTACACATTAGCTTACAATAATAGAAAACAATTAGTTGGTAACCCACATGCTTCTTCTTTAGGAACGAATGACCATTTACCATTAACATTAACATCAAATATAAAAAGATATTTAGAAAACTTTAAATTACTAACAGATGTAATAACAATTAATGATGGTTATATTGTTAACTTTGGTATAATTTTTGATGTCATAGCTGAGAAATATGCGAACAAACAACAAGTAAAATTAAATTGTATTCAAGTAATAAAAGATTATTTTAGAATTGAAAAAATGCAATTCAATCAACCAATTTATAAAAGTCAATTAGAGTATGAAATAATGGGTGTTGAGGGAGTTAGGTCAATTGGGCATGTAACGATTACACAAAATGAAGATTATTTTCAAAATGGTGGGGAGTTATTAAATTCACCAACTTATACTTATTCTTATAGTGATACAGGTAATGGTGTTGATTTAGATGGTGATGGACAGATTGATGGTGGATTTGTTAATCAATCAGATGGTGAGGGAACTGTTGGTTATGGATATAAATATAATTTCCAAAATGCATTGTCTGATGATGGTACAATTGTATTACCACCAAATGTTGCAACACCAACGGTTTTTGAATTAAAGAATCCAAATATAAACATACAAGGGAGAGTTAGATAATGCATCATTTTATTTTTCCATCACAGGACACTTGGGTTTCAAGTGGTTCATCGAATATAACAGGTGAATCTTTCAAAGACCAAAACTTTGGAAGAGACCAAATACTTGAAGTTAAAAAACAATTTTATAACTTTGATTTTGATTTTCCAACAAGAGCATTGGTTCAATTTAGTGGAACTGAATTTACAGAGTTGTCTAAATCAGTAGCGGATGGGACAATAGCTTCTGATGCAAAATATTATTTAAGACTTTATGAAGCTGAGGGTAATGCAGAGATGACTGAAGAATACACTTTGGCTTTTCAACCAATATCACAATCTTGGACTGAGGGTACAGGTAAATTTGGTGACAATCCAAAAAACACAAATGGATGTAGTTTTGATAATCGTAGTAATCCAATTGGAGGAACTGCAGTTCCATGGGCTGATGCTGGTGTTTCAGTTTATAAAACTTCAGGTTTAGCATCAGCGTTTATAAGTTCTTCAACTCAAGCTTTTTCAAATGAATCTCCTGATGTGAATGTAGAAGTAACTGATATGGTAAATATGTGGTTACAAGGACAAGAAGAAAACTATGGTATGTTAATTAGATTTAATGGAGCTTCAGAAACAGATACAACAACATTAGGTAATTTTAAATTTTTCTCAAGAAACACACATACAATATATTCACCAAGACTTGAAGTAAGATGGGATGACCATCTACCTTGTACTGGTTCAAACACTGGTTCATTAACTCAATTAACATCAAGTGGTTTGGCTGATAACTTTTTATATATGAAAGGTTTGAGAGAAAGTTATAAAGTAGGTGAAAGAGTTAAGTTTAGAGTTGGTGCTAGAAAAAGATATATTCAAAAAACTTTCTCAACATCAGTTCAAACCACAGTTGGTTCATTCATACCTGAAGGTAGTGGTTCATATGCAATTAAAGATGTTGCTACTGATGAGTTCATTGTTCCTTTTAAAGATAAGGAAGATGTTAGTTATACAAAACTTAGTTGTGATAGTAATTCAAATTATTTTATTCAATACTTAGATGGATTCTATCCTGATAGAGTTTATAAAATTTTATTAAAATTAAAAACCGATGATGGGCAGGAACAAGTATTTGATGATGATTTTGAATTTGTAGTGAAAAGGAAATAGGTTATGGCTCT